CAACCGATGAAGGCGCAGCCACAAGAAAGTGGGATGGCTCTGCCGTAATGTGTACAAGGACACAAGTCGATTTTAGGGAAGGCACATGCTGGCCTGGGTACTACAGACGGCGAGACTGCAAGCGTGGAAAGACACCGCCGCCCGACTTCATCCCATGCCAAGACCCTGATCCTGCGACGGGACACTGGCCGGGGTGGGTGCCTGTATCCGACATCAAAGCAGACAAGTGGTTCGTAGAAGCCTACAAGAACTATATTGCCGTGGTGCGTCCCCACACAGAAGGTACATACGAGGTTTGCGGGCCTCATTTCCAAGGGAATCCTGAAAGGTTAGCTTTCGACATTCTCGTGAAGCACGGCAAGCCCATCTTTGCGGATTGCCCGCGTACGTACTGTGAACTCGCGGTGTGGTTTGCAGACAAGAACATTGAGGGCGTCGTCTGGCACCACCCGGACGGACGTATGTGTAAGATCAAGAAGTCTGACTTTGGGTTGGCAAGAAGGAATGCCTAAACGCGGACGACCGAGAAACACAGACCGGACGCAGCTTACCGAACGCAACCGTGCGATCGTACGTGACTGGCTCGCGGTCAAGATGGGCAGAATGTCCATCACCACCAAGGAGTTAGCCAAGAAGTACAACATCTCTGAGACTCGGCTGTATCACATCATTCGCACTAAGGCGATGCTTGACTATGCCGACGAGATACGAAAGCAGGCTGAGGCTAAGGCCATCGACGGCCTGTCAGGACAGATAGGTGAGCTTGCCAAGGATCAGGAGGCTCTGGACACTTCACGCCAGCTTCGTATTCGTGCTGGCGAAGATGCGCTGGATTTTCTGCTTGAGGTAATGAACACCAAAGACAACGATATGAAGACAAGACTCGCCGCAGCAGAAAAGGTGGCGCGGCTTGCAAAGGCGACGGGTGCCGCCGCTGACGTGTACATAGGTAAAGAAGACCTCTACTCTTTGCGAACAGCCCTCGCGGAGTGTGAGGAAGCACAAGGGTTGAAACTGGAAGACTTAGGACACTGCGATGATCCTGAAAGAGACGATAACGATGTTGTGGAACAAGTTTTTGTTGAAAATGAACCGGATGACGTGTCGGCACATTTGGATGCCACGGTGGGACAAGAAGAAGTTTTTCCGGTGTGTGAAGTGTCAGAAAGAAGTGCATCCGAGGCGCCCGACGTTCGAGACGGAATTCGAGGAGTTTTGGAGGAAGAATAAATCGATTCTTGAAAGTGGGCCATATGGGGACGAAGCCGTTGAAAACTTAATCATCGGTTGGGATTCTGATAGACCAACCACACGGAGTCGTAAATGTTATGGTGGGAATACCGAATCTGGTGTTGGTTAAGACGCAGATGGCGCCGCTTGTGGTGTGACCATTTGAACATTCGTGGCTATTGTGTACTTTGTGGGAAAGACGTTTATGGAAGACGAGGACGACGAATTGCCGATGATCGGGAAAATCGTCACCGATGCATACGCAGAGACATCAGACGATGGCGAAATTCTTGAGTTCTGCATTCTGATGGAAGACGGCTCCATTATGAAACTCGTAGCCGCAGGCCCTCGTGGGGCCAGAATCGATGCTTACTTTGATCCGCACGGTGAAGCGCCGTTGCTTGGGGATGTGACGTGAACGAAGATGAAAAGCCTCCTTCTGCTAATCGGATTGTTTGTGATCAATTGGGCTGGCTGGCACATCTTTGGAAAGAAAGGTCTGTGCCTGCTCGACAGATCGCCGAAGCTACTCTTTTGGGCATGTGTGGAGGAAGCTCTTGGAACGGTGTCTGCGTTCATCCTCATCGATGTCTACGTTTCAGGTGATTGGATATGGATGGCATTAGTGGTATGTTCAGGCGTAGTCGGATGCGTAGTGGGGTGTCTGACAAGTGGAGTTATAAGGTGGAAAAGCGAATGCAAGTATTAACATGTCCTGTTTGCGGTGGACGCGGAGTAGTGAGACAAGGCTTCTATGAAGGAAATTTCCACAACATGATTGCCTCAACTTCGGCAGGCGGAACAGAAAAATGCAGATCGTGTGGCGGAAAGGGGTACATTGCTTTCGAGTGCGACAGTCCTCCTCCAATTCCGGACGCGCCTCCGCCACACGCACCATGGTGTGATTTAGGATGCTATCATGAGATGTTTTGAACTTTGTCCAACTTGCAAGGGTTACGGCACGGTTGACGAAGAAGAGTGTTCAGCCTGCTACGGTGACGGTTATGTGCCGTCTGGCCCTGCATGGTATCGTAGAGCAACCGTCCCGATGAACCCGCAATCTCCAATTCAGATGCGTACGTTTGTAAGGATGGTGAAACGATACGGTCGCGGACGGGGCGCGTTGCCGGGTGATCTTACCAAAGGTGAAGAAAAGACGGGTCTGGTGTGATAAAGTCCATTGAAGAAAAACTCGCTCACGTGCCTACAGCACGGTTGACCGCGAAAGACAAGGCGAGACTGCGCCGACTATGTTTGAACAACCTGTACTTTCTGGCCTCTGCGATTCTTTTTCCCAACCCGCAAGGCGAAAGATACATAGTCCCGCACATTCACGGTAGGATCGGTAAGTTCATCCAGACCGCAGGTAGATTCTCCGGTATATGCGCCCCTCGCGGTTCGCTCAAGACAACGTTCTGCACGATATCGTACGCTGTGTGGCGGGCGTTGCGTGATCCTGAGATATCAATTGCAATTGTGTCCAATACACAGAAGAATGCTGAGAACATGGTGTCTCAGATACGTGATTGTTTTTTAAAAAGACCTCTGATGCAGGCACTCTTTCCAGAAGTGTATCCTGATACTACTAATCATTGGTCTAAAGAGAAGGTGACTCTCAACCGTAAAGGTGTATGGAACGAAGCCACATTTGAAGCAGTTGGACTCGGAACGTCGATGGTCAGTCGTCACTATAACGTAATCATAGAAGATGATACGGTAGCCCCTCGCACCGATGACCTTACAGCGGAAGAGTACGTTCCATCTCAAGAAGACATCGACAAGGCTATTGGTTTTCATCGTTCTTTGTCAACCTATTTCCGATCTCCAAAGAATAGTGAAATTCATGTTCGTGGAACGCGATGGGGCGAGTATGATCTGATCGGAACGCTCAGAGACAAAGAGACTGGCGACAAGGATTTCAGGTGGTTGGTCTTTTCAGCACTGGACGAGAACAACGAACCGGTATACCCGGAGCGCTTTTCCAAGGAAGAACTTGGAAAAATCCGGCGTCGTGCTGGCGAGTGGTTCTTTCATTCTCAGTACCTCAACGATCCGTTGCCTTCTGCGATGTGTCCGTTCTCAAAACACATCAGGTACTACGATGTTCTCCCCAAACATCTTAACGTCTTTATAGGCGTCGATCCAGCTATCAGTCAAAGCGCGTCATCCGACTTTTCGGTTATACTCGCCCTCGGTATTGACTCGACAGGGAAACGTTACGTGCTTGAGTATCAACGAGGCAAGTATGGATTAACTGCTCTCGTTGACGTTATCTTTGAGATGGCTGGAAGATATCGCATTATGGAGGGAGTTGACTTCCAAGGAATTGCCATCGAGTCAGTAGGATATCAGGAAGCCATCAGTCAGTACATGAATGAGAAGATGATTCACGAGGAGGGAACTCCTCAGTTCTACGTGGAGCCTGTAAATCCTACCACAAATGTTAGAAAAGAAATGCGTTTGCGTTCACTTGAACCTTACTTCCAACGATCTTTCGTGTTCATAGGTAAAGGACACTACGCTCTTGAAGATGAACTTCGATGTTTTCCACGAGGCGCACGCGACGACTGTTTGGACGCTCTCTATTACGCCAACAAGTTGGCAGAGCGTACTATCGAACCGTTGATAGAAAAGTCTGAAACAGGATTCGTGTTTGAGGAACTGGAAAACAAAGAGATTGGAAGATGTACAGGAATAAGAATGATAGATATCGAACGGGAGATTCTAACAAAGCAGTCAACAAGATTTTGTCACAATCCAGCGTTCGATATACAGACTGGATACTGATATGCCGCTCAAAAAAGGATCGAGTAAGAAAACGGTTAGCAATAACATCGGTGAAATACTTCACTCTTTTAAACAGAGTGGGAAGATTGGTAACACTGAACCAGGCAGCATGGAAAAGGCCCGCAAGATCGCGGCGGCAGCAGCGTATAGTAAGGCTCGTAGAAAAAGCAAGAAGCACCTCAAAACAAAAGGCAAAGGAAAACTGTCTTTGGCGTTGAAGCGCTTTAAGAGGGAACAAAAGTGAATTTCAAAGAAGCAAGAAAGAAGAACAACCGCATGGCAAGTCGAACACCCAAACCAACTGTCCCCGTGTCGAACGTACTCAAGCAATACAAGAAGATGATCAATAACTCATCAGGGCCTGATGCAAAGACGCTTGCAGCCCGCGCTGCAAATAAGAGGAAAAAAGACTGATATGCCCAACGAAGATGAAAACTTTACCAGTAATTGGGTAGAGAGAATCAAGGGAGCCAGAGAGTATCGTCGCCGTTACGGTCAATCCGATAAGTGGGATGGGTGGCGCGATATTCGTCGAGGCGACATGAAGGGCCTCGATCAGGGTGTTATAGGCGTGAACATGACTCACGCGATGCTTGATGCCTTCTTAGCGGAAGTGTTGTGGGGACGCATTCATGTGACATGCACACCACAACCGCCTTTGGCTCCCTTTGCGTGGGAGCGAGCGAAGTTGCTTGAAGCTGTAAACAACAGGTTGGTCAGCTCAATGAGTCTCAAACGTCACATTGAGATGGCTTCGTTATGCGCCTGTACGTACGGAACTGGAATTATATCTATCGGGTTTGGTTCTGAATTCGGTACGTCAGCCCCCGTGATATCCGGTGACGAGGAGGAATTAGCCGAGAAGTCACGAGTCGATAGTGAAGCTCATGTTGATAAGAAGCTCAACCGTATTGAGTACAAAACAGACATCATCCCCGGACAACCGTGGACACAGTGGCGATCACCTAAAGACTTTCTTGTTCCTTTCGGAACTGTATCACTCGACGAAGTAGAATGGATAGCTTACCAGATATCACGTCCTCTTAAAGACCTTAAAGCCGATGGACGCTATTCCAACACAGAGGGGGCGCCAGCCGACTCAGCCACTACAATGGAACGCGAGTCATTTGCGCGTGATCGGCGCATATCTGACCTTACCTACCGCCCTGAGACTGTAACATTTTGGGAAATTCACGACCGGAAGACAGGTAGAGTGTACGCTATCTCCGAGCGTTACCCTCGCGTGATGCTCAACGAAGAAGACGGACTTCAAACGTCAGAAGGACTTCCTGCTGTTGATCTGATTTTCAATCCCGATGATGAGGGGTATTGGGGAATCTCAGACATCAAGCTCATTGAACAGCAGCAGATGGAATTGAATGACATACGCACTCAAGCCCAAAAAGCCCGCCGCCTTTCTGTTCTCAAATTCCTCTATCGCGCCAACTCCATGACAGAAGGTGAACTCGCAAAGCTCCTGTCAGAAAACTGCGGTGCTGGCGCTGAAATAAATCAACTTGGAGCTTCACAGTCTCTTGCTGATGTAGTACAGATTCTTCAACCACACGCTCCTCAAGAGTTGATGATGGACGGACGTACTGTCATGGATGACATGCAGACCACTGTGGGCTACAACGAAAACACGATGGGTTCGTTCCGTGCTGGCCGAAAGACAGCAACCGAAGCCAAGGCCGTGGTAGCCGGACATCAGAACCGTTTGCAACGCAGACGTGACATGATTCTTGACGCCATTAAACGAACACTTGCTAAGGTCGATGAAATATGTTTCGAGCAGTGGGACGAAGAACAAGTTGTTAACGTCACTACTCAAGACAACAAGATGCTGTGGGTATCTTTCACAGGAAAAGATTTGAAAGGAAAATACAGCACAGAAATAAGTATAGAGCTTCTTGATCCTGTGACGATGGCTGAACAAAGACAAGAAGCCCTTCAAGCTCTTCAAGTCGTGGCAACAACGCAAGACCCTCAGCTTATCGCGATGGCTGTGAAGGCTCTACTTGGTACGTTCCAGAACATCGACATGCAGATGCCGGGGCCGTCTACATCAGCCGCGATGCCTTTCCAAAACTTCGCCGAATCAGGCGGAACCGGTCAGATGTATGGCGGTTCTGCACCCCAACCAGCGGCGGGTGGGGCGGTTGGTGGGGCGGTTGGTGGGGCTGGGGGGGGCGGGATGCCAATAGGCGGTGTAGGCAATCAAATGGGAGGAGCTTGATGCCGTTTTATGATTATGAGTGCCCTTCATGTGGTAAACAATGGGAAGGTTTTAATCGCATGAAAGACTGCGATAAAGAGGTGTGTTCGTGTGGAGATAAACCTAACATACGTATAACGGGAATCCAAATTAGGGTCTGGATGACCTTCGTAGAGGAAAATTTATCTTGGCGCCCTGTAGAGATTAGTGATCCTAAACAGCTACGTCAGCTCTGCAAAAACAAGAAAATCGACTTCGATTCTGTTGTCGAGAGCCGACGAAAGCATGAAGAATGATAAAAAAGTACGAGCGCTTTCAGTGTTTTGCGGAGATAACTATATGACGGACGAAAAACAGGATCAGCGATGGGAATGCCCTTACTGCGCGTACACCCTGATCTGCGATGCAGAGGTATTTGAAGCCCATGTAAAGGCTCACAAGACCGACAAGAAGGTGACTATTGATCTTTCAAAGCCTCCTACTTTAGACGAATCTGTGTGTTTTACTGGGTTTTGGTCAATGGGTGACGTTGAGAAGGCTATTCGATACTTACGGTCAGCTTACACGTCTCGTTATCGATATGAGATAATCAGGACGCATAAGATTAACCGTGGAAAAGTAATCCCAAGCGAAAAAATTGATAGTACAGAGGAAAAGTAAGAATGCCAGAAGAGCAGAAACCCGGTGATGTAAAGGGTGAAGGCAGCGCGAAGCCTGAAACGAAGGTCGATGATCCTATTGCTACGTTGAAGGCTCAGAACGAGAAGTTGGAAGCGGAATTGGCAGAAGTTCGAGCAAGTAGTGAAAAGACGCTCGAAGAGCTTAAAGAGTACGAAGACCTCGTACTTTCTGACGACTATCTCAGGCACATTTATGATGAGGGTAATCCTCCTGATAAGCCTGCTGATAAACCCGTCGATAAGCTTGCTGATAAAGACGATCAGGTTCGTAAGGCTCTTGAACCTAAAATCCAAGAGCAAGCTGTGAAACTGGCTCAACTTGAGGCGTTACAGCAGTTGCATTCGTTTGCAGCCGCACATTCCGACTTCCGTGATTTGCTTCCTGATTTACAGAAAATAGCCAATGCAAACCCTACGTGGGATATCAACGCTGTCTACAAGTATGTGAAGATGGAGCAAAAAGAAAAGGAACTCAAGGCCAAGGAAGAGGACATGAAAAAGCCTCCTGCAAAGCGGCCTACAAATTCTGAGCGTCATTCTAAGACTGGCGCCAGCAAAGAACCAAAGAAAAACTGGAAAGAAGTTTTCGAGGAAGAGTGGGAAAAGAACCGCGAAGCCCTCGAAATCGACCAGTACTGAGAAAGGATAAACAATGCCTTCCGTCCCGAATTACACCCGCGCCCTTGACGATCTTTTCGTCACTACGATGGCTGCGGCTCAGGACGATCTCTTCGATCAGGTTTTCGGGGAGTATCCGTTCTGGCGCGATCTTCGTGAGAAGGGTCACGCAGAGCCGGGTTCTGGTGGAGAACTGATTGAGGAACGCCTGCTCTACGGACAGAATGAAACCATCACATGGATTGATCGCACAGGTACCGTGTCTCTGTCAGACACCAAGTACGCAACTGTTGCGTTCTACCCATGGCGTACAATGGCCGGTAACATCTACCGTTCGCGCGAAGACGACCTTATTAACCGGGGTAAGTACAAGATTCGCGATCTCATTTCCGATAAGCAGAT